TTAGTCTTTTGGTCTTTTGGTCTGCCTGGGCCGCTTAATAATGTCCGATCCGGGCGGACCAGGCTTGGGGTTGGTTTTGTTGGAAGTAGAATTTGTCGCGCTCGGTCACTAGTTCGTTCATGGCTTTTTCTTCCATGAGGGTTGATTTCGTGAGCTGGCCGTCTTCTTCGAGGAGGCTGGCGGTGAGGTAGTAGCCGACGGCTTTGCTTAGGACGGCCGGGACGGTGGCGGTGAGGTTGCTCGTGGTGTAGGTGTCGGGGCGGAGGCGGTATCTCACCCAGGCGGTGGTGGGGATGTCGGTGTCGTCGGGGAAGCGGATGCTGTCGCCGAGGAGGCTGTATTGGAGTTCGCGGGGTGAGGCGGTTTTGTTCGGGTTGTCCCGAGTGATGGCAAAGACTTCGCCCATCGGGGTCTCGCCGCCGCCTTGGTCGTAGTCGATGTAGAAGCCGGTGGTTTCGTTGCCCTGGATGGTGCGTTCTTCGATGCGGCACAATTCGGGCCAATCGGCCCAGGTCCAGCAGGCCTCGATGGCGTCGTTCGCCGCGGCGACGAGCATGGTCTGCGCACCGCTCGGGATGTTGGAGATGGATGAGGCGTCGTTGCCGACTCTCTGCCAGGCGCGTAACAAAATGCTTTGTAGTTGGACGGTTCTCATCAAGGTGTTTGGCTTCGCTGCGCTTCAGCCTGTCTCGCTTTGCTCGGCTCAGTTCTCACGGGGACACTAAGGCACTAAGGGGTTCCGCCTACGCTTTGCTCCGGCGTGACAAGCGGAACGGCCGGCGCCGGGGACTGCGCCGCTACAAGTTGGGATTCGATCGCGGTGGCGATGGGGAGGATGCTCGCTGCGGCGTTGAGGCCGCCGGTTTTGACGGCGAGATCCAGGCATTGCATGACGAGCTTGGCTTCCGCTTCGGTGAGTGTGACTTGCTTATTCATTGGGCTGCTCCTGCTGGCTGGCCAAGTAGGCTTGGGTTGCGGGAATGGCGGCCAACACGGCCTCGAAGGCGGCGGCCAGCTCGGGGACGGCGGCCAGGATCTCGGGGGTGAGCGGCGCGGTCATGCGCTGGACGAGGCTGCCGTTGGCCAGTTCGCCGTCTGCGGTGGCGGGCAAGAGTTCGACCGTGATGCTGCCGGAATCAGCGGTCGGCTGGATGGCGGACAGACTGTAAACGTGGAGGCGGTCGTAGACCTTGGCGGCTACGGCGGGCGTTTCGATGGGATTAGGGTTGGTTAGCATAATCGTTAGGCTGCAACGCATGGCACCTTGTAAGCCGTGCCAGCGGCGTCATAGAGGGTGAGCGTTTTGTCTGCCGTGATTGTTTCGGTGACGGCGTTGGCGTGAGTGCGTAGCTGACCTTGGAGCGGGCAGAAGTCGGAGTCGTTCGCAAGACGAGCTTGGAGGACGGTGCTGCTGCGTTTCAGCGCGGGGAAGCTGGTGGTGGTGCCGCCGAATTGGAGGAGGTTGAAACTGCTTTCGCCAGCGTTATACAGCCCGACGTTGCCATCAGCTAATGAGTAAATTTTCGATCTATTCAGCCATTGAAACGCCTGCGCTGAAGCAATGCGGATGAATCCGTTTTCTGCGGTAAGGTGACTTGTGAGCGCAACTGTTCCCCCTGTTTGAACCGTGACGCGCGTCACCCCATCCGTCTGAAACTCCAACGCCCTCGCAGAGCCTCCGCCCGATCCCTTCTCCGTGCCGATGATGGCGACATTGCTTGCCCAAGCCAAACGTAGACGTTCGTGGTTCGTTGCGGAGGTGAAGGTGTTGTAGATGTTATACGTCTGCGGATTCGTGCCGATGCGCTGGGCAAGTGTGTGGGCGGCGTCTCTTTGAATCGCTAAATCATAGTTGAGATTATAAACATCGGAACCCCATGCAAAAATTGCGTTCGAGGCAAGCCCCGCCAGATTTTGCTGCCAACGCAGCGTAAAAAACGAAGTGTTGATTGCCGTTCCGTGTGGGCCAAACACTAATCCGCGAGACGGCCCAGAAATGCTAATAACTTCCAACCCGTTGTTTGAACCCCTTGTTTGCAAACTAAAAATGGAAGTGCCGCCGCTATCAATGCTGAAATACCGAGAACCTATGGCAGCAGCCGTTTCCGCGACAGTGAAACGTAGGCCAGTAAAAGTCGTCCCGCTGGCGTTCCAAGTCTGCGCCAAATCAAGCACAGGCGCGGACGCACCAGTGAGCGTGCCGTTGTTGGCGGTGAGCGAGCCGAAGGTCGCGTTGCTGGCCGCACCCAAGCCGAGATCGGTGGCGGTGATCGGAGCGGGGTAATATGTCGAAAGGTTGGCCATAGTCTATTTTACCACGTTGCGATGGCTGCGCGTTTCCATGTGTTTGCCGCCGTGCAGACGTAGATGTAGTCCGCGTCATACCGAATATCGCCCGCCGTGCCTGTGGCTCCTGTCGTGGCGGGTGCTGTGCCTTGTGCGCGAAGCTGTGCGTCCATGACGCTGTAAGCCGAATCATCCGCGAGCCTAACTTGCAGTGCGGTGCTGCTTCGCTTCAGCGCGGGGAAGCTGGTAGTTGTGCCGCCAAACTGTAAGCGGTCAAAATCGTTTTCTGCTGCGTTGGATATTCTCAACAGCCCATCGCTTGTTCCTATGAGACGAGTGCCACCAGAGCCAAATCTATAACGGCTTGATTGTTGTATAGTAATGTCACCAAAACTCGTCAAACCGCCAGACGCGCCAATCGTGATTCGCGTAGTTCCATCCGTCTGAAGCTCCAACGCCCTCGCCGTCCCGCCGCCCGAACCCTTCTCCGTGCCGATCTGAAACACGTTGCTGCTCCACTTGAGGAAGCCGCGCTCGTGGTTCGTGGTGGAGGTGAAGGTGTTGTATAGGTTATACGCTTGCGGATTACTGCCATCGCGCTGACCAAGGGTTGCTGCGGCATCGCGGCGGAGTATTAGGTCGTTTGTAACAGAACTCGTGGCAGCAGTTGGATCGTTTGTCCATGAAATTACATAGTCTCTTTGCAAAAACATCGTGGAAGCATTTGCAGAAAAGCGAAACGCACCACCAGAAGTTGCCGTGAAAGAATCCGCAATTGCCACTCCTGTTCTACGAACATAAAACACATCGGTTCCGTTGTTTTGCAGCACAAGCGTATTTGAAGTCGATGCGCTTGCCGTATTGGTAACATTGAAAACCAAGCCCCTAAACGCAACCGCCGAATTGTTCCAAGTCTGCGCCAAATCAAGCACAGGCGCGGACGCCGTGAGCGTGCCGTTGTTGGCCGTCAGGGTCGTGAATCTCCCCGTATTCGGAACCGAACTACCAATCGGATCAGGCGAAGCAAAGTTGGTCTTGTTGCCGAAATAGGGAACAACTTTCCACCCCACCGTGGAACCAACAAAGACCAGCGTGAAAGCCGCATCCTCGACATTGCAGTTCAGATCCTCGGCCAAGGATTCGATGTTCGATCCGTTGCGGGCGATGGTGAGGTTGTTGGTGTCGAAGGTTCCCGCATAGTCGAGGACGGTGATCGTGTCGCCATTCGACGGGGTCGCGGGCAGGGTGAGCGTCCATGCTGCGCTGGTCGTATCGGCGGCGACTTTTTCATTGGTCAGCGCAGTGTAGTTGGCCGTCTTGACTTCAAAGTTTGGTAGGCGGAGCGGGGAGAGTTCGCCTGTAGTTACATCTGAAGCGGCGTGGGTGTGGGATGCTTGGGCTGCGCCAATATCTGCTGGAGTGGCTGTAGCTCCAGTAGTAACTCGTCCTTTGGTATCTACCGTGACTTTAGTATAGGTTCCCGCGCTTACGCCCGTAGTCGTTAAAGTTGGATTGGGATAAGTTCCTGTGAGATCTGTCCCGCCCGCTGGGCCGCTGGGGGCTGTGGAGATGGTTCCCCATTCGGGAGCAGTGGCTCCACTGTTTACTTTTAGAACCTGTCCTGCCGTTCCTATGGGGAGTCGGGCATTGACGCCTGTAGCCCGATAGAGCATATCGCCAGTTGTGGTAAGTGTGGACTCTCCAGCACCGCCAGAAGTTCCATAGCGAGGAAGAATCTGCCATCCACGGGTTGCTCCCGTGTAGATTAAAGTGAAATAAGCTCCTTCGACGTTGCAGACCAGATTCTCTTCCAGACTTTCAATCCGAGATCCGTTGCAAGCAATAGTCAGATTGTTAGTGTCGAAAGTTTTGGAGAAGTCAAAGATGTCCACCGCATCGCCATTGCTAGGATTAAGCGGGAGCGTAAGAGCGAATGCCCCTCCAGAGGTATCTGCGGCAATCATTTGCCGATTGGTTACCGATTGGCTAGACGAAACCACAGTATAGTTGATGTTGGCCTGTGGGCCAGTTGGCCCAACGGGGCCACTGTCAACTATTTCAATAACCTCAATTTCCCTTTCGGTAATTTCTATAACTTCTTGTGACATTGGTTAGCTTCTGGCAATTTCTTGATAGACTTTAGCCTTGCCAGTGGCAAAAGCGATAGCCACCGCTCCATTTGTTAGCTCAATCTCGTAGACATTATCCCCTGCTGTTAGATTTGCGGCCTGAGTAGCGGTAATTTCTATTTCAATTGTTCCAGCCGCTCCTCCCAAAGTAATCCCGCTTCCAGAGGTCAATGCGAGCAAACTAGCACTATCCTTGGCGCACTCCCGAATAACCATGGATGCCCCGTAGCCCGAAAGATTGACGGGAACATTGGACTTTCCCTTGCAGGACTTGGTCAGATAACGGAATTTGGCCGTCCAAGTCTTTCCTTGGACGATATCGATATCTCTCTCAAGTCTCCAGTAGTTGGTCATTTGTAAGCGGGCAAAAAGTAAGTGTTGGTTCCAGCTTTAATCGTGATCCAAACGGCGTGAGTGTTAAAGTTTCCCGCATTGGTCGGGCCATTGGTGGCCGCACGGTTTGTCGTAAAATCCACAAACCCATTAACCACAAGATTGGTGGTTGCCGTCACAGTGCCAGTAGCTGTCAGAGTTCCAGATGCTGTGACATTGGAAAAGGAGACGTTGTTTGTGGCTCCGAGTTCTATGGCGGTGCGAAAGTTGGCGTTGTTGGTGTTGGTCAATGCGTTAAGTGGCAAGCCGATATCAGAACGAAACGCTGACGCAAGGTTTGTTCCAATGAAACTAATTAATCCATTTGTTTTATCGCCATTAAATTCAATGCCCTGTGAGCTTATATTTACCTCAACGGCATTTGTGTCATTAGCTGGAATAGAAACAATTCCAAAATTAACAGTATTCGTTGAACCAAGTCCTAAATTTGTTCTGCTTATCGCCGCATTGTTTGATGCATTGGTTCCAGAAAATTTAATTGGCTCCACGAAACTGATGTTGTGATAAAATTCCCAATCTCCATCTTTAATAAACTTAACAGCTTCATCAAAATTGCTGAGAGTTATTAGATTGTTTGTAGATCCATCCTGTCTAATTACCGTAGTTGTGTTGGTGTTTCCCCTGTGGATAACTGTCACCTCGTCTCCCGCAAATGTTGCGGCGTTGGTTGGCAGAATGATGGTATTTGAAATTCCACTGACATTTGTTGCCAATGAATAAACATAAAGATTGCGGGCGTTGGTGGCGTTGTTTGTTTGACTTGAGACAACTACTGTAAGGTCTTGAACCAATGTCTGAATCGGGGCGCGTTGCCAGAAGTTGGTTGGACTTACTACATCTCCGTTGGTATTAACAGAAACAAGGCTTGTTCCTGCGTTGGTATTTGTTAATGCGGGCCATCCAAGACCAAGGTTGGTGCGAGAAACCGCCCTGCCAGTATTGGGATCAATGCCACCAAAGGCAATAGCACCAAATTTTCCGCCACCATACTGAAGGGTTATGGGCTGGCCTACATTTGCGCCCTCAAATGAAAATCCAGAAGTTTCCGAAGCCGACCAAATTGTAACTCCATTAGCGCGAAAATTTACGGCTCCAACAGGCCCGCCCACACCAGAAAATCCAGTGGTCGGCAATCCTAAAGAAAGAAGATAGTTTGTCGAATTTCCAGCTTGAGAATTTGTGATAAATACATTTGAAAATTGAACACTATTATTTGACCCCAAACCAACATCCGTTCTAAAGTTTGTGACGTTGGTATTTGTGAGCCATGTGGCTCCCAATCCGAGGTTGGTGCGGGTGATGGCGGCTCCGTTGGTGTTGCTTGCGCCAAAGGCAATACCTAAACCAGACTCCTCAAGCCTCATGCCAACACTACCAATAAAACTAATTCTTTGGGCATTTCCCTGCCAACCAATCGCAGCACCACCTCCTGATGTAGATTGAGAAAATCTTGCCGCAGCAGTGCCAACAGAAATTCCGTTTGTGCCAGTTGTAATTGTATCAAATGTTGGAGAATCAACTGAGCCTAAACCAATCGCCGTCCTAAAATTTGTGACGTTGGTGTTGGTGAGCCAAGTCGCACCAAGGCCGAGGTTGGCGCGGGTTGTTGCAGCGTGAGCACTATTTGTAAAATTTACGGGCGCAAACATCTGAATACTAAACGGATCAGTAATTATTCGCACGACTGGTATATTCGGGCCAGCCCACCTCCAGTCTAAACCCTCCAAATAACTTGTCCCTGATCCTGTTCCTACAGACCAAATCCTTGGAACCTGTATATCGTTGCTAAAAGTTATCCGCTGTAATTGGGAAGAATTGACAAAATATCCATCCGTTCCAAAACCAGCCAAAGTCACAACATTAGTATTGGTATTTGTCAACGCGCTCCAGCCAAGACCGAGGTTGGTGCGGGTAGTGGCGGCGTTTGCTGTATTGGCAAAACTAATGGCAGCAACCCCGCTAAATCCGCTGCCGCCTAGCTGCCAATCGTATCCATCGCCAGCCGTCAAATCTTTTTCCTCAAGATCAATTTCTGATTCATACCCAGTGATTCCAGCCGCGTTAATGGTTATATCCGCTCCTACATTTATCGCATTAGTAAAAGTCAGTGTATTTGTGCCACTATAAACCACTTGCCCATTAGTCGTGTTAAATCCAAGCAACTGTGTTGCCGCATTGGTGTTAGTCAACGCGCTCCAGCCAAGACCGAGGTTAGTTCTTGCTGATGCGGCGTTGGTAGCTCCAGTTCCGCCAGAAACAATGGCCAGTGTTCCAGTAATATTTGTCAATGTTGCTGACGGAATATTTGATGATGGAATAACTCCTGTAATATTGGAGGCGTTAAGGTTAGTAAGGCCGAATCCATTGCCATTAGTGGACAAAGCTCCAACAACTCCACTTATGGGAATATTTGTAAGATTAACACCATTACTGGATGCAAGGTTAGAAAGAGTGGCCGAAGAGGGCTGAAATGCGGATGCTGGATTAGTTGCGGCAGTTCCAAGTCCAAGTCCAGAACGACCATTGGATGCATTGGCATTCCAGAAGTTGGTTGGACTAACAATGACATCATTGGTTCCAACAACCACATTGCGTGTTTGGGCCAAACCCGAAATAACCCAAAAAAACGAAAGTACAATTGTTAAAATAGATTTCATTTGATTACATTCTCTGTTTCCATACCTTGGCATTGGTTGATGGATTAAAATCATTCGGGCGAATGACAAAGGGGTTATTTTCTGCATCAGTTCCACTAACCAACTGATAGGTGGCGGGAGTCGTTAAATTTGGAAGAAACACACAAATATTCAACGGATAAACATCAGAAGCCGTAACAAGAGAAGCCAAAGCGTTTGCACCAACTCCAGTTAGGGCCGTAATCGTCGGATCAACCCTAAACACATTAGAACTAATTACATTTGAAGTTCCTCCAGTAGTGGAGGCCACTCCGATAACGGTGGAAGCTGGCGTTGGGATGCAAATTCTGCTGCTCATTTTGTGACCTCTGGGGCTATGATGACATTTCCTTGGAGAATGCGGCTAACCGTAAACCCATTTATCATCTCTAAATCATAAACTGGTTTTGTGTTGTCGCAAACACTTAATTGCGCCGTATCTGTAGCACTGATAAAAAGATTGATTGCTCCCGTTGTGAAATCTCCAGCAGTTCCAAGGGTGATTCGTCCATTACCACCACCAGTAGTTGTTGATAATTCAAGAATGACAGCTTTGGAATTATGGCTAGACCTAACCTGCAACTTTGCGGTATACCCCGTAAGGTTTACTGGTATTGGCGGGGTTCCAACTTCCCAAAACAGGGTCTGGCTAAAGGTAGCCCCCTGAAAGATGCAAATATCTGCTTCCGCAATAGGTAATTGAGCCATAAAAATTCAGCCTAGAATCTACCAATTCGATCTAAGAGTCAAGGACTGTTTGAGCTTCTTGAATGATTCTTTATTGAGCCGTTTCTTTTCCTCAATCGCCTCACTGCCAGCCATGGCTCCGAATACCTTACGAGCAACAAATAATCCTACGGCAAACGAGTCAAATAAATCGGGAGACTTGCCGATCCGCTTTTTCATGTCGGTCTTGGACTCAATGATGATCTTTCTGTTTCTTCGGGCGTACTTTCTTTGTGTCATCTCCCAAGCAAGATCTGGAGTGATCCCCTTAAGCTGTTCACACTCAAGGAAATACCTTCCAACAAAACAAAGTTCACTGGCCATGTTGTGGAATAATTCTTTCCCGACTTGAGGCTTTCCCGTTTCCTCGTTTCTCATGGCATATTGAGCACTGACAGGAAGATCGGAGGCCGCGCCAGCAAAACTTACCGAGTGCCATCCTTTGAGAAGCTCCCTTTCCCCGATAGACCAGAATATACCGCCAGCCGAGGCGTCCACCCCCATCCATTGGTTTGGGATACCAAGCTTCTTGGAAAGATCATATATCTGTTCAATCATCTCATACTGAAAGTCCTGAGTAGATCCAGCCCTGCGGTTGAGGACATATTGTTTCTCAACGGCAATTGCCCACTTTCCTGTAATTAGTCGCCCATACTTCAGGTGGGTGAACACAAACCTGTCTCCTCCTTCCGTGTAACTAGGATCGATTCCAGCTATATCTTTCGGTGTTCCGTCCCAGATGGGCTTATCAAGTCCCCCATGACGGGCCAGCAAGATATCTGACACAATGGTGGAATCGTCGGCGTCCGCTGGGGGCCAGAACCCCCTAAACTTTCTCCAATATTGAGGATTAAGTTCTCCAAGTTCTTTTCGGGCGATGGCCACATCATTGGGCTTTGGAAGAAATGGATAGCGAAGTCCCTTGCCAGCTTCGGCAGCTAGTTGATTCGGATTGTCTTTCTCTGAATCAAACCTAATACAAATTCCCTCAATACCAGCTACCCGTATCTTCCAGTTCGGGGTTTCTTCATCCACGCTCATCCAGCCTTTGATTGGTTCGCAGAACTTCCCGTGGGGATCAAAGATGGAGGATGGGTTTCCAGCCCCAACCACATAAAGTTCTTGTGCGCCCTTAAATCCCCAAATTGCCTCGTTAATAACAGAGGCAGAACAATCTTGTAACTCGTCTATAATCAACACAATACGCCGATTCTTTTTGCCCTGAAGTCGTTTTTGGGCGTCATCTTTGTATTCATCACCAGCCGCCAGAAGCATGATGGAAGACGCATCACTTACTCCAGTCTCCACATCGATAACAGTGCCCTCTTCTTCAGAAAGTTTGATAATGTCCATGGACTCAATAAGTCGGCCAGAAGCCAATCCCATGGCCCTAGCCTCGCGATACATCTTAACCAGTGCCGCCCAGATGCGCTGCTTTGCGTCTATTTTACTCGTAGAGACCACAATGCACATTGTATTGATCGGGTCACAAAACCAGTTCACAAGGGCAAATGCGGCCATTCCGTAGGACTTCCCAGAATCGGTTCCGCCAGCCAGTCCCGTAACACTTCGGACAAACTTATTCCCGCTGGCCTCGTCTACCTCATGGATATTGGTGCAAAAGGCTTGGGCTGCTAGTTCGGCCCATTTGTGCCATTGGAAGCTTGGCCATATGGCAGAAACCACGTTTCTGTAATGACGGGCCTTGCCAAGACCTCCATCTTCTGGGGTTAGCCCCATAAGAAAGGCGTCCATCTCAATTCGGATCGGCGTAATTGCCTGTCCGTTTTTGGGATACCAAAGCCTTCCGTATTTTTCTACAACCCCATCTTCGGGATTTTGATTTGCCATAAAAGAAACTTAGATTACTCTATCAGGGATGGAAAACAAGCAGAAGCGTCCCAAAACAGATTGGGACTCTCCAGAAGGAAGGTATAAAAAGCAAACGGCATTCCGCTTATATGTCGCTGAACGACCCCTCAAGGAAATAACAAAAGCACTTGGGGTAAACAAGCAGGATTATGCCAAGGGGTTCATTTCCAATGAAAAGTGGGATGACTGCAAAAAGCTATGGAAAGATAACCCAGAGGAAGAAATGCCCTATCCTTGGGAAATCGTGAAGGCGATCAATGTGGTTCCGCCAGCACCCGACATGACCAAGATGGACAGAGATAAGAAGATGCAATGCATCAAGGCTTTTGCCATGTATTGCGCTGGACAAAATCTTGGACAGATCTCACAAGAACTTGATATTCCTCATTCTACAGTCAGGGGATGGATGGATGTCCAAAGATGGAAGGCTTGCAGAGAAAGGCTGGTAAATGAAAGTGCCCCCGCTCCTTGGGAGAACGACAATGTTCCGACCCTTCTTTCTGATATTACTGCCTCACTTGAGGTAATGAAAAAATCAATCAAGTTTTTGACTGGTCAAGTATTAGTCAAGGCGGCGGATGCCGCACAGGATTTAGATGGCATGGAAGCCCTTGGAATGATGAGAAATATCAAACAATTGGCCGAAGCCGCCCAGATTAATTTCAATGACGGAACTGGCGGTAGCCCAATTCAAATCAACATTGCCACAAAACTTGAATCTATGAAGATTCCAGACGAGGTTTACGAAGCGGAGCTTGTGGTCAATGAGTAGTCCGAAATTCTGCTACGCAAAAAAAACCAATGTTCCAGCGCAGGGATGGTTGGTTAATTGTCCAATCGTAAACGAGCCTGTTCGCGGCGGCGATTGGCATGACATGGTTAATAATTGCGAGAAGCTTTTAGTCTCTAGGGGCATCACTCCGCCATTGGATATTGTGTCACAAATAGAACACAATCTTTGTGACCGACTTGCTGGAGATTCAAACTGTGTTCCCTGTTCACAAGAAAGACAAACTCTGGGATTTGCCAATATTGTACGTTGGGTAAAGGCAATGTATCAGTTTGCCATCAATGGAAAATTTGAGCTTGTTTCAGAAGAAGAAGCGGAGCGCAGGGCCAAGATATGCGCTGCCTGTCCCCATCAAATTTCCACCTCTGGATGTTGGGGCTGCAAAGGAATTGCTGGAATGCTTCCATCGATTGCTGGCGCAAGGAAGACAATATATGACGCGCAGCTAAAGGCTTGTGGCGTTTGTGGATGCTATAACGCAGTGTCAGTCCATCTTCCAGTCGAAGTACAAGGCGGGGAAAACCTTGAGTTTCCAGATTTCTGCTGGAAAAATACTAAGCAGGAAGAAAGCGCGTAATCGACTTGTGGAACGCCATTGTTCCTGTTCCTGTCGGGCCCTCTCGCTGCTTTGCCACAATAAACTCCATCTTCGGGGTTTGGCTGTAGGCATCTAGCTCTTCTTCCGAAAAGTTCATAAGGATGCAAATATCGGCATCCTGCTCCAAGCTTCCAGAGCCCTTGAGGTCGCTCATTGACGGCTTGCCGTTTCTTTTTTCGGGATCGCGGTTTAGCTGGGCAAGAGCAACCACTGGAACGTTCAGATCTTTTGCCAATTCCTTGATGCCATTGCTCACCTCTTCAACCTCACAAGTTCTATTGTCCCTGCTTCGCTTGCTGTCGCCCCTGACAAGCTGGAGATAATCAATCACGATAAGATCAATCGCTTCTCTTTGGTGGGCGCGGCGACTGACGGATTTGATGTATCCAATAGATTTACCAGCACCATCGTCGCATAAAATTGGCGCAGAGCTAATCTGATTTGTCGCAGTTCTGATGGCATCAAGCTGAAACTGGTTCATCTTGCCAGAGACAAGAGTCTGCAAAGAAATCTTTGATCTGGATTTGATCATTCTCTCCATAAGAGATGTTGATGTCATCTCAAGAGAAAAGATCAGAACCCGCTTTCTGAGATCCACAGCAACGTGTTCGGCAATCTGCATTGCTGCTGAAGATTTGCCCATGGCTGGTCTTGCGGCCAGAACAACCATATCTCCTCCGCGAAGGCCAAGAGTAAGATAGTCATCCAGCGCACACAGACCAGTGGGAATTCCGCGCCTCATCTCTCCGCGACTCAAAGCTTCAATGTTATCAATGGCCCCCTCAATTGGTTTGGCTGTAGAAAGACGATCATCTTCGTCTATCACAAAATCAGCCTTCATTACTGAAGTCTCGCTCCATTCTTTAAGCTCTTGAAGAGGTAACTCACGGTCTCTTGCCCTGACTACAATATCATTGGCCAGTGTCTCCAAAGACCTTCTATATCTTGCCTCTTCCAGCTTTGGGAAGTAACGCTGCCAGTTTTTGCTATTCGGGCAAAATGCCGAGATTTCGGTCAGCTTTCCGCTTCCCCCAATAACATCAAAGTGCCCAGAAGCCCGAAGTTCGTCTTCAATATTGACCCAATTGATATGGATGCGTTTGGCATGGATGCGTAGCGCGGCTTGGAATATCAATCTTGTCTCATGGGAATAAAAGTGGTCTTCCCTAAGACGCTCCATCATGTCCTGTTGGACTTTGTCGTTTCCGTGGGCCAAGCATGAAAGCATGGCCAACTCCGATGTTGGTTCGTGGATTATCTCTTGCACAACCTATTAGACAGGGGTCTGTGCTTTTCGTTCACGTTTTCTTTGAAGAATCGCTTTCATGGCCTCGCTCCTGCGCTTGCGCTCTTCTTCGCTGATTTTTCTCTTCTTTTTGTTCGGAGTTTTTGCTATACTTTTTGTTTCGATGGGAGATTTTGTTACCTCCGTTTTTGCCTCCGTTGTTTCTTCTTTCCTTACGAAGTGGTTGATGGCCATGCGGTGGAGGCTTCCGTCTTTGCACCCGTGGACTACAACAGCTTCTGGGGACACGATTCTATCTGGACAGGTGACGCCCTGAACGGCTTGCGCCTCTGGGTCTTCTGCGTAAAACGTTATTTGTCCGTCTTTCCACTGATAATTAACGCTCTTCCAATAGGTGCGGATTAGAGGAGTATTGCGACCAATCTCCATGAAGTTCCATCGGCAACGCACATCCCAAGGTTCTGGAATAGATCCAGAGCTTTTATAGGCCAAGTTGTAGGAAGAAAGTGATTGTGCGGCGGGACAGAAATCCAAAAAGTTGGATGGATAAACCGCACTGCCAACAATCATCTTGTAAATGTTTTTTCCATTGGAGGCCATACCACCTTGGTAAAGGTGGCCCATGATACCCACTTTCTTGTGATATTCGGCATCAAGGTCATCAACCCATCCTTCTTTCATTGGGACACAGTCTGGCTCCCAGAAGTAAAAAGGAACCTTAGTGGAATACATGGCAGCAGCAACATCGGAAAACATCTGATTGGGGCCAAGCGGCCATCCATCAAATCCATCCTGTGCTGGCAAATAATCAACTTCAGGAAAGCTTTTCTTTAATTCTTGGATAATATCAGAAACTTTAGATGTATCATTTTTGGTGCACACATAAGCCTTGTGGCGCATATTGATGCCCATTGCGGAGATGGCCTTGGCTGACTCCATGGCAAGTTCGGCATCTCCGTTGTGGTAAGCAAAGACAATATTCATTTATTTAAGACGTTCATGGCAATTAAAACGGCTCCACATTGTTGTGGGCTTGCATCTTGCGAGGTATCTAGTGAAGCAATTTCTTCAAGTGTTACGCGCAACCTGTTGCGCTCGCGCTCCAGTTTGCGAGCAAATTCAACATCTACGCAGTGTAGTTTCGCGCCGCTGACTGAATGAACAAGCTCCTGCGCGTTTGTTTCGGGAGTGTCGCTCATTGCGCGTCGAAGTTTAGCGGCCAAGTTGGATGAACTGGATCTTCCATGCGGACACGAACGTTTTTGTATCCTTGGCCAATAAGTTTTGAAGCTTCCATCTCAGCTTCTTCTTTGCTAAGTCCGTGACCACAGAGTTCCACAATTTTCTCTCCACGGCACACAATGTAAGTTTTATTACTTTCGCTCATTTTTTCTTTTTTTTCTCTGATTGGTTGATGTATTTTTGAAAGGATTCGGCACAATCTCTGGCCATATCGACTTCGGCCACAGGGTCGAAGAAATAGCCGCCACGCTCAACGTAGATCGCCTCCATCGGCATGGAGGAACCTCTACGAAATCTGGGGCCAACCACGGATGGGGAGACGGAGTCTTCATTGATTACAGTTAATACTACCTTAAATCTGGCCATGGAAATTTTGCCCAACAGTGGATAACTTTTTCAAGTGTATGCGCTACCCCGCTCCACCCATGGACAGGGTGATAGTATGCAACATCTCCAAACCTTGGCAAATTATTTGCATCCTCAATGACTATAAGATAATGTCCTTGCTTAACGGGCTTTTCTTCTGAGTAAAGCTTCCACTCAACTGTATTCATAGAAGGTATGACAAGAAAAACTCCACTTCGTTCAAACAATTCCCTAAAAAGATCGGGCTGGTTGCGGGGAGCATCCAAAAAACGTTCCAAGGAGTATGGCCAATACAACAAGGTAAAAAATGCGTATCTTGCCCTGCATCCAAAATGCGAACGTTGCAAGAACAAAGCCTCCCACGATATACATCACAAGGCGGGGCGCAATGGCCAGTGGCTCACTCGTTATGAGTATTTCGCGGCACTTTGCCGCCAATGCCATGATTGGATCCACAGCAACGGAAAAGAGGCCAGAAAACAGGGATGGGTTATTGACGTTCTCCATCTTTATCGCGGCCTAGATAAGGTTGATAGTTCTGCATCAGAGGATGCCACACCTTCTTCTTCGGGGCAGTAAGCCTTCGATAGGTATCCACGGCATTTTGCCAGCTAGTCTCAAAGGGTTGATTCCATTCTTCTTCTGGTGGGAAGTTCCAAGGATAGGGGCGCGGAGTAGCCGCACATCCCGTAATAACAATGGCTAGGATTGCTCCTTGAAATCGTAGAACCATAGCTCTTCCTCGCTTTCGCTAACCCATCGGCTTCCTGTGGATTCACAGCTAAACTCATGGCTAAACACTTTCCAGTCGGGCTTTACAGGGAATGTTTTGGCGATAAAGGAACCGCCATCCATCCATAGCACACGATTGTTGGGCTGGATGTAATACTGTCCGTCACCCTTGAATACATGACCGCACTTGTGGCCTGATGCCATTTCGCCGTAACCAGATGTATACTGAGGCCCGAAACACCAATCCAGCGTGAACATATACTGCACCTTCTCAAGGGACTTATTTTTCAAAATCACATGGGCAGCGCGATTCTTGCAGTAGTCCAGAATATTGACCGAACAATAATAGCTCATGGTATCCCAGAGTTGTATCCAATCCAAAGGATAGAATGTCCCCCCCTCTTCATTAGTATGGAGATAATGGATCGGGACTCTGGCGTGTTGGCTTCCGAATTCTGTCATCACGCTGAATAGCCCACAGCGTTGAGGAATGGAGGTATAGGCAAAAACTTCTACAACAATGCGTTCTCTGGAAACAGAAGGTTCTAGGTCATAAAGAAAACCAGTATCCAAGAACCCCCAGAACGGAGGAATATTGACATTAAGATAGTTCATTTGTCGGCAATTTTTTGCAAAAGCCTTGTTTGTTCACGAAGTTCGTACAGTTGCTGACTTGCAGCAGACTCAGCATTCAAACGCGCATCAAACTCAGCCAATTCATTGTTCATGCGCTTGTATTTTTGCAGCATTGTTTCTTTTGTATTTAAACTATCAATTGAACCGCTGATAATTTGCATTCTTCCTGTTTCCAAATCAAACGCAGTACCGCTAAAGTTTTGCGCCTGTGCGCTGCTGATTAATGCTAGTAGTAGTAGTTTTTTCATAAAAGAGATTGGAGGTAGGGTGGCGCGGGCTTCATTGGCCCCCCGACCCTTGAAGCTTTCGCATTTTCATGCGGGTCTCCCCACCTCCAAAAGTGGTGGAGGAGTCGGCATTGCAGCCGAGTCCGCGCATTAAATGGCGCGTCGAACCTATTCTCCCCCGTAAATTGTTCATGGAGTAATAGACCACAGCCGCTTCGCGGCGTTCAATGATTTTTTCTTTTTCTTTTGGGGTTATTTTGGCGGGCTGGGAGCCAGTCGCCCGCCTGTTGGATTGATTAATTCCTTTGAGCTAGATCCTACCGAATGACCACACCTCGCCCCCGCAGGGGCAAAGGCATGGTCAAAAGTTGGATTCTCATTCCTTGTGAGTGAGTCCTCCGCTTTATTCCACAGATCGCGATCTAGGCTCCGAAGCCGCTAGTAGACCTTCAAACAACCGCAATCAACCTCCGAGGGTATGATCCCTCGCGCTTACCAATTAAGGATTCCCACGCCGCAAGGTATCAAGCTATGGGACGGATAACTGACTGCGAGTGCGGCGGTTTTATCCTTGCATACCTCGTCACAGGTTCTAGTGGCGTATGTCTCGCCCACTCCGCGATGTCTGTCGTTGACATCGCCAAGCTACGAAATGTTCAAAAATAAGTCAAGAAAAAGAAAAGGGTGCGGCCCCGAAACAAGGTCAACGATAGGACATCGCAAAACGGAACCGCACCCAGATGCAAGGATCGTCACAGAGTAATGCTAGTGTTGTAGAGTGTCAACAAGAGAGTATGATTATTCTATGGACAAAGAATCTTA